GTTAATTGACTTATCTTTACGTTTGCCATTTTGCTTACTTAAATAGGTTAATAATTTCTTTATGTTTTCGTCTTTTGGTTTGTAGTTCTTCATAAATACCAGCCAGTATAATTATTGTTTGTATCTGGATACATATCCCCGTTTGAATTAGAATTGTATTCAGGAAATAAATCGTTGTTAAATGATATATAATCAATGAATCTTTCAGTATAGTGTTGTGCTATTGAACGTTCTTTTTCTATTAAGAAATCAATTTCTACTTTTTCAACGTTCGTAGCGTTTTCCGAATTGTGTTTATATACCCCTTTATTAGCTATTGTATAAGCTGCAAATGGTAAATATTCAACCATTGCCCAGTGAATAAGCATCGGTTTTACATAGTTAACTAAAAGATTATTGTAATCAGTTGGTATCGTGTAAATTGAACTTATTGTAACCGCTCCATTTGTGCCGCCCGTTACCGTTGCCGTATCTCCTACTTTGTAACCCGTACCCGCAGTGTTAATTGTAGCTGCCGTAATTAAACCACCAGCCGCAGTAATATTTAACTTTAAGCCCGTTCCCGTTGTGCTTGTTGTATTTATAGCCGTTCCCGTTGTATATCCCGTTCCTTGATTGCTTATTGTAATTGCAGTTGGTATTCCCGAATAAGCTAAAATAATTTCAGACTTTAATTTTTCAAGTAAATCAGTACCCAAGTAATTTTGTATGTGAATGTCTTGCGAAATTTTGATGTACTGTAGGAAATTGTCACTATCTACGTTGCCGTTCATTGCAGTGAACTTAACAACATCGTTTCTTGTAATTAAAAGTGCTTCAGCCATTATTCCCCGTATATTTTATTAGTTGGTAAAAATCCGTTATTTGGCATATCCTTAGGTAATTGACTTACTTTAGAATCGTTCTTTACAACGTACCCTAACTTTTCAGCTTTCTTAACGGCAACTTGTTTTAATTCCGTACTGTTAACATCAATTGCTTTACCGCTAAATGTAGCGTAAACACGTTTATTCCAACGGTGGTTACAATTACCACCACCTTTATAGAACCAAATTGAATATGTGTCCGCACCTCGAGGTCCCCAACCTTTGTTTACTACTTCAGAACCCATTTTAATAATATCTTCTTTACGGTAAATCTTATTAGCCGCTATCATTCTATTACAAAATTCACGACTATCAGCGCTTGTTTTACCAGCGTAAACGTATCTCGTTAAAAATTTAATACCTTCTATTACTTCGTCTTGCTTACTTGTTATATTAGGTCTATTGTCGCCAGTTGAAACTAAGTTTACTAATCTGCTTAAAAAGGACTGTTTCGGCTCTTTAGAAAGCGTTTCGTTCTCTTTGTCGTCCGAATCATAATCTACCTCGTATTCATCTATTAGAATCGAATTTTCGGGTTCGTCTTCGCCTAAATTAATTAACGCTTCAGCTATCTTAAAATCTTTGCTTAATTCCGTTCCTGTTTCTTCAGCAACTTGTTCTTCGTTTTGTGCGTTTTCTAAATCTACAAACTCCAAAGGTTGTAACGTTTTAAAGAATAATTTTAAAGAAACACTGTTAAAGGCTAAAATTTTATCAAAGGCATCTATTATTTGATCTTGAATAGGTTTAATAACCATATTGTCAAACAAAATAGAAGCGTTTTTTAATTCATCTGCGTTTGAACTAAATCCATTTGCCGAACCTAAACCAAAAAGAAGTGGCGAAGTAACGTTATGCGCTAACATAATTTTTTTAACGCATTCCTCACTTAATGAATTATACAAGTCTGGAGCATCGTTAACGGGCATTGTGTCAACCGTTGTTTTGCTTTCTTGGTTGTTATTAAATCCGATAATAACCTTTTCGCCACGCGGCCCAGTTAATTGGCTTTTTACTTTTCCAGTAATAATTTGTTGTTGTTCTTCAGTTGGAACGCCATTATTAAAGTTAATTACAACCCGTCCAGCGAAGCCTTTTTGAACTTCATTAATTAGGTAATCAGCAATTTCTTCTTCCAACTTTGCATAAGGTAACCCTCCCTGATAATCAGGCAAAGCGTAGTATTTCATACCAACCGCGTACGGCTTCGAATAAAGAATTTCTATTTGTTCATTTGAATATCCAAAAGCTGGATATCTTTTAGGTGCGTATTTTTTTACGTCTAACCAATTATCTGAATAATAATAACCTTCTATTTCACCGTCTTTATTGCACTTTTCCGCGCGTAATAAATTCACGGGTATATGATACGCTTTTAAAATCTTTTCATGCGTCTTATCGTAGTGTATTTGCATTGCAAATTGACCGAACATTTTTCTATCCAGTACAATTTTACGAATGCAATCAGCGTGAAATAAAGCCATCATTTGAGCGTACTCATTTGGCTTTTTACTTGCATCTAACGCACTTAATCCACGACCGTAAATTAATCTATTAACGTTGTTTATTACCGAGCTATTAGTTGTCGAATTAACGTACCTATCAATAATAAACTGAAAGTAATTATTATCTTCGCCAAACTCAACCCAAGCGTCTCTTTTCGACTCTTGAATTACTGGCGTTGTATAAGAACTTAATTCTAAAACGTGTATATTACTCATAAACTATAAATTCATTTGTGGTACTATTCGCAGTATATTGGTTTTTGTTTACTGAAAAACTCGAAACACTTTGATCAGTGCAAAATATCCTATCTTTATAAACTACTACCGAACCGTTAATAAATACCAAATCGTAAAAATGATTTTCTACTAAATTAAATTCAGCTTCAAACGTATCGTAATATTCCCCTTGTGTATACGTGTAACCCGTTATTTCAGTTGTTACGTTCGTTTGATCGTCCGTAATTGCTACGTAATCAAAAACTTTACTTCGTGGTATAAACACAAAGTCTTGGTCATTTGTAGAAGTAGTTAGAATAATCATATATTATAAACGTCAAAAGTACGATTTTGTGCTTAAACAAAAAACACCTACCGAAGTAAGTGTCTTTTGCGCAAGTATATAGAGAAGAAATTATGCAGTAACTATTTGTGCATCCGTTCCCGAACCGTCCTCAAACAAAACTTTTAATCCAGCTTCGTCAGTTACATCAAGAAAATTGGCTGGGCTTACCTCCATAGATTCAAAAGTCAAATTATAACCGTTAAAATCACCTAAAGCCGAACCTGAAGAAACAGTTCCCGCAGTAACATCCGCACCTTGTGTAAGTCCCATTAAAAAGAATTGGTCAGTCATTGTTCTAACTACAATTCTTGGGCGACCGTAAGCAAGTAGTTTAACGTTTTTATGCGTTGCAACGTCTTGTCTTTTTAATTGAATAGTAAGCGTTTGTTGAAAGAAAGTAGTACCGTTATCTCGGCTTGAATTAATTGTAGTTTCAAAACTATTAGCTCCTTTTAATTCGTATTTGTATAATTGCAAAGCGCCTGTATTTACAGGAGTCCAATCATTTATTAAATCTGTATCCGTGTTATCATAAACAACGTTATCAGAATTTAAGTCGTCGTAGTTAATAAAGTAAATCGCTTTCAATCCTGAAACCGAATCTTTACATTGTTCTATTCGACCGTTTGTTATATCACAACTCATTTTATTTATTTTTTAAAGTTTAACAAAAAAAAAGGTGGTGTATATTGCACCACCCTTTATTATAGTTTATGTTTTTTAGTTAGCCGAGTTAACGATTCCGTAAGTAACTAAGTCAGAAGCAAAACCGTATTTCGCGTCAGCTGTAAATCGCATTACTACGCGTACATTTTGCGAACCGTCGATATCACCCATGTCAATAACTTTAACTTCGTTCATGTCATTCATTAAACCAGTAGCAAAGTACAAGTTAGAAGTTTGAGAAAGTAAAGCAGTGTTTGCAGCAAGTCCGTTAGCTAAGAATATTTTAACACCGTCGAAATACAAGTCATTCAATACTTGGTTATTTCCTTTGTTGTCGTATCCGTTAGCTCCTACTCCTGAAGCAGCGAAGCCACCCAAAGCACGAACGTAAGCTCTATAAATGTTATTAGAAACATAAAGAGTTAAATCTTCTTTACCGTACAAAGCAGCTGGCAAAGCATCAATTATATCTCCTAACTCATCGATAACGTTAGTAGCATCAACATTAGTACCCGCAATTTCTTGAGCAGCTGGTAAAGAAGCATCAGTAGTTAATTGTGTCATTAAACCAGCGAATTGTCCAGCAGTTGCGTTAACACCTCTCCAAATAGAAGTTTCCATTCCAGCAGCAACTTTTTCAGCAGCGTGTGCAATTAAGAAATCAGCAAATGATTTAGGCAAAACGTCGAACGCAGAATATCCCATTTGAATAGCATCCCAGTCTTGTCTAAAATCAGATTTACACAATTGTAGGTTAACTTGAAAATATTCAGGTTGCAATACTCTTTCAGTTAAAGTTACTGTAGAAGTAGGGTCAAAGTCACAAGTAGCGTTTTTGATAATGTCATCAGTTGCAACTCTTTTAATTACTTGTTTGTACTTAACGTTAGGCATAATAGT